CTCTAAAGGAGCTCTGTGCTGTTCTATCAGATCGAGCAGCCCCAGCTTTGTCACCACACCCAGCATCAAGCCAAATCCTTCTGCCTGGCGCACTGTCCTTATGCGCTCGAGGCCATGCAATCGAGAGGATGAGCCTTGTGAGCTCGGCTAGGGATACCTCCTGCGGATTAATCTCAGCGCAGATCACATCAGCCTCTAGCTGATCATCATGGGCAATGATGAGCACGCTGGGCTTTCTAAAGCCCCAGTCAATCGCAATGCGTGCAGTCATGTCCTCTCTATATGCCCAGCCGTCTACGATATTCTCCTCTCCCCACTCTGAATAGACCAGCCCAGAGGCAGGCTTGGGCTGGTTGAGAATCATTGCTGCCCTCTCCTCTGGGGGAAGCTGCTCGGTGGCCTCAAACCATGATTCTGATAGATTCTCTCTGTTGGCATAGCTGGTGTGCATGATGGGGCTGCACTTTGCATCTTCTGCCATGCGAACCCACCAAGCATCCATCACAGGCAGGCCACACATCACCAACATAGGAGATGGCCCAGAGCGCAGCCGACCGAGGGCCTTGAAGGCCACCTCCTCGGTCATTGTCTGCGCCTCATCAATCAGGGCAATGCCAGAAGTAGCGTTGATCCCCTCGAGGGGATTATGGCTAGAGTCTCTAGTGCCCGGCCTGAAATAAGAGCGGCACCACACAGATGAGCCTGTGGCAGGGTCAGTCCATACCCCTTGAGTCTGTGAGAATGTCCAGCCCATTGGGCCGAGCCACTTCTCAATCTCTGGCTGCAGCACAGTGCGATAACGCTGCGCAGTGTCAGTGATGAGGAGGGAGCTGCGGCCGGGGCGCATATTGGCCGCCCACATCAAGGCGAAGACAAGCGCAGAGGTTTTGCCGCTACCCCAGCCTGCACGCACTGCAATCATCGTTTCTTGACGCAAAAGAGCTGAGATTAAATCTAACTGTAGAGGGTTAAGCTTGATCATTTTGTGATATTGGTCACACTGTGGTTGTTGTGATAAAAGTCACACCGAGGAGGTGTGAGTGTATAAGCAGGGTTATATTAACAGAGATTTGCCCTATAGGGGCGCTCCTAGCTCACCCAACCTGCGTGTGCGCGGCATCAGCGGCACATATTTGCAGGCAGGTCAGATCACAGGAAAAGAGCAGAATAATCGCCTTGTGGGCTCTGCTTGGATCAGTGAGGCAGAGGAGATGCTGGCCACTGATGCGTGCGTGCAGGCAAGCTGGCGAGTGCTCAAGCAAACCCTGCTAGAGGCTGCTTGGCGATGGGTGCCAGGCGATGAATCTGATGAGCTCTCAAAGGAGCTCTGCCGATATGCAAACGAGTGTTGGGGCTTTGATGGCTACCCCGGCATGATGAGTACATCATGGGAAGATCAACTCAGTTACATGTGGGAATTTGCCCCCATTGGCTACCGCTATTTTGAAGAGCTCTATCGCATTGCTCCCTGTGCTTTGGGCACCCCTCGAGTGTGGCTTGATCGCTTTGCAGATAGAGAGCCATCAGCTCACCTGCGTTGGGACTCAGCAGACGGTCAAAACCTTGATGGCGTGACTCAGATAGCTAGAGGTCAGAGGCAGCCCCTCCCTATCCCAGCTGATAAATTGCTCCTCCTCAATATCAATCAAACAGGCTCCAATTTTGAGGGCAGAGGCTTGTTGCGTGCTGGCTGGTGGTGGTGGAGATTCAAGCAGCGCACTAGCAATCTCATTGGGGTAGGTGTCGAGCGATGGGCAGTGGCTACCCCTCGCATCAGTGTCAACAGATCGATGGCCGAGGAGATGGGCCTTACTGATCACGACATTGACACCATGATTGACCGAGCTGCAGCGCAGGCACAGGCCTATGTGGCTCAAGAGCAGGCTTTCTTGGTGGATAACCCTGTGGTCAGTTTCCAGACCTATGGAGAGCAGAAGCTAGATAGCTCTCATGCGCTCGCCATCATCAGAGAGTGTGACCATCAGATTGCTCAATCATTCTTAGCGCAGTTTATGCACCTAGGCATCACGGACACAGGCGCACGCAGCGTGGGTGAGGTGCACCTATCTGTGTTTAGGCGCAGCGCTCTCAACCTCTGCGACATTGTCGCCTCTCGAGTGGGCGGCATGGATCGAAGAGCCGCAGGCACTATAGGCCGCCTGATCAAATGGAATTATGGAGAGGTCAATCCCTCGCAGCTGCCACGATTGGTGCATAGCGGTCTAGACTCTGATGACCTAGCAGAGAGCCTTGTCTCATTGGGTCAGTTGGTGCAGTTCGGATTGCTCACACCAGAGGATGACCTCGAGCGCAGTATTAGAGAGCGCATTGGTGCTGGGGAGCTCCCAGAGGAGGCGAGCCGCAGCTACTTTGACCGCATCAGCGCTGCGAGCGTTGGGGGTGGTGGTGCGCTGGCATTGGCCGAGCGCTACCGCAAAATGCGCAAGGGGGCTCAATGAGCTTTAAGCGCAAAATCAATAGACAGAAGCGAGCTCCCATTAAATTGGCCGAGCGCTACAGCCACATTGATTTCACACCACCTGCAGGCGTGAGAGAGGCAGCTGCTCGAGCCCTCGAGGTCAGAGCCAGCAAGCCCAGCTCGCAGAGGGGCATGACCCCTGTGGGGCTCGCTCGTGCGCGTGACCTCTCCAACGGCAAGCGGATCAGCCCCGAGATTGCTCGGCGCATGTTGGCCTACTTCAGCCGGCATGAGGTCGATAAGAAGGGCTCTACATGGGGCCAGCAGGGCAAGGGTTGGCAGGCCTGGCAGGGCTGGGGTGGTGATGCCGGCTTTTCATGGGCCAGAAAATTGGTGAAGCAAATGGATGCAGCAGATAGAGAGCAGCTCAGTGAGCGCGTGCGCGCATTTTCAGAGGCTACCCCTTTTGACCTCGATGGGCTCACAATAGTGCTAGAAGAGGGGCAGAAGCTGGGCCGGCCATTTGTCACATTGGCCACCGGCAGAGTCTCCAGCCGCATGAGTGGCGAGCTCATCACAGAGGTGACACCCGAGCACCTAGCAGAGCTGAAAAGGGTCTTCGACACACGCGCAGCCAATGACCCTGTGATCATTGACTGGAATCATCAGAGCAGCCCCAACGCTGGGCTCAGTACCCCAGAGACAGGGGGAGCCCTTGGCGAGGTGGTGGCGCTGCGCCTCTCTGATGATGGTAGGCAGCTTATCGCTGTGCCTGCTTACAACGCCCGAGGCCTTGAAGTTGTTGAGGCGGCAGGCGGCACATTGTGGAGTTCACCAGAATTTATCCTCGGTGAGGTCTTCGCAAGGGAGAGCGGTGAGCGCACAGGTGGCGCTCAGTTGCTCGCAATCACTTTAACCCCACGACCCCAGCAGGCTGCGTCCTCTGTGGGACGTGTCACTCTCTCGGAGGGATCTATGGATCTTGAGAATTTAGAGGGGCTCGAGACAGAGCAGCTCATTTCAATGCTGCGCCAAAAGGATGCACTCGTCAAAGAGCTCGAGGGCCGCCTCAAGGCACAGTCAATGGCTGAAGAGGATGAGCAGGAGAAGCTGGCAGAAGGCTCTGATGAGGAGAAGCTGGCTGAAGAGGATGAGGAGAAGAAGAAAATGGGTGAGTATCGCAATCTCACAGAGCGCCTCACAGCTGACAACAGCCAGCAGGCTGCAACGATTGCCAAGCTCTCAGAGCAGGTAGCACGCCTCGAGAAAGCAGAGCGCACTGCACGCATGACAGCTGAGCTTGACCAGCTTATTCACAGCGGCCGCATCAGCCCAAATGAGCGAGCATATGCAGAAAACTTCTGGGCTCTTCGTGAGCGCGGTGATGGCCTCCCATGGGAGATGCTCACTCGTCGGCAAGCTAATCAAACCGTCAATCTGTCAGAAGTTGGTCATGGCGCTAGCGGTGAGCAGCTTACTAGAGACTCACTCACCGAGCGCGTCAAAGAGCTAGCTAAGGCAGAGTCCATTCAGTTCACAGAGGCCTGGGGCCGTCTACAGCGTGAAGAGCCACAGCTCTTCAGCTCAGTCTTTGGAGGTTAATTATGGGTGATAACAATATCATCGTCACGCGCATGAGCGCAGCAGCAATCACTGCTCTGCAGCTGGTCAAGTTCACCAGCGCAGGCAAGGTCACCCCTGTCACAGTTGCAGGCGAGAAAGCAGACGGCATTGCACAGCGTGCAGCTGCCGGTGCTGATGAGGCCGTTGAGGTTGCTATCTTTGGCCTCACCAAGGCAGTGGCAGGCGCAAATCTCACCGAGGGTGGGCTTGTCATGGCTAACGCATCAGGCCAAGTCATTGACTACCTAGCAAGCGGTGCAGGCGACAATGAGTACGCTATCGGCCGCTGGCTCCCCAATGTCAATCACACCACCACTGCAAACGGTCAGGAGGTCTTCATCCTCTTCACCGGTGCCTCTGAATTTGGCGCTTAAGGAGAGTATAAATGGCTCGCCCATCATATAGCGGTTTACATCCAGTCGATAATATCCTTTCAAGCGTCCTCAATGAGGCTATCCCCAGTGATATGCAGCTCATTGCAGACAAGGTCTTTGAGCCTGTGCAGGTCACCGAGCGCAGCGGCACTATCCTTTCAGAGGAGAGCCGCAGCTTCATGGGTGAGCCAGGTGCAGACAGCCGCCGCGCACCCGGTGCATCACGGCAGGAGCTCTCTCACTTCAATCGATCGAGCACCACCTTTAAGTGTGAGATTCACAGCTTTGCTGACTCCATCGCCATGGAGGACATTGAAGACTCACAATACCCAATGAGCGAAGAGATGCGCAGCGCACGCCGAGTGCAGCGCGCTCTACTCTTGGCGCAGGAGAAGAGAGCTGCTGATGCACTCTTTGACACTGTGAGCTTCACCACAGCAACGCCTGCAACCAAGTTTGACGCAGCTGGTGGAGAGCCTCTCTCCTACATTCATGAGCAGATGGATGTGCTGCGCGCAACCAATCACGGCATCATGCCTGACACCATGGTGCTCGGCTATAATGTCTTCCGTGAGCTCGCACGCAATCCAGAGGTACGCAGCTTCGTTGGCAATAGCGGCAATGGCATTGCTAGTGGCCTGCGCATCCTCCCCAATCAGGATGTGATCGAGGTGCTCAAGAGCGTCTTCCAGCTGCAGCATGTCTATGTTGGTGAGGCTCGGCGTGAGACTGCAGTTGCAGGGGCCACTTCGAGTGAGGCGCAGATTTGGGAGGGGGAGACTATCGGCCTCTACCTCATGCGCGGTGCAATGCCAGAGGCTAAAGTCTCAGGCAATGTAAAGGTCATGCCGGTCTGTGGCCTTGATCTCCGATACAAGGACTATGTCGCTGGGCAGTATGACAGCCTCGATCGCGTCCGCCGTCATGTCTACGGCGAGCATGTTCAGCAGTTCAAAATCCTTGACTACACGCGTGGGCTTCTGCTCACCAATTGCCTCGCCTAAATCACGGTGGGGTGCCCGTTATGCTCCCAGCACCACCAGCTAGCAGAGCAGGATGGTGATGAGCGTGCTCTAGCTGATTTAGCTTCGCAAATTAAGCAGGCAAATACAGCTAGGCAGCGGGATATTTTGCGCGCTACTCGAGCACAGCTTAAGCTCGAGGCCGCGCTAGATAGAAAGCTGCGCAGGTCACTAAGAGCGGCCAAGGTAGCAGTCTCTGATGCAGTGCAAGCGGCCGCTGATAGCGGTGGGCTTGATGCACTGCGTAACATGAAACGAGAGCAGCTATCTGATTGGCTGCTAGAGGCAGGCCTCGGTGATCTAGTTTTAGATCTCACTGATGCCGAGCGTGAGACGCTGGCCAACGTTGAGCAGTTGTTGCTGGCTTCTTCTAGAGGTTTTAATACTGCCGACATTGAGGGCATAGGCCAGGCTCTAGCCAATCAGACAGTGGAGAGCATCCTAGAGGATGTGATCATCCCAGACACCCAGCGCGCAGTGCGTGATGCTCTGCAAGGGGCTCTGTTCATCCCTGACCCCTCAGAGGTGGTGAGCTCACTAGATGCTGCGCTGCGCTCGGCAGAGGGTAGGCAGATAACAGAGGCTCGCACAGCCATCACATCATTTGGGCGCGAGCTCACTGCTGTAGCAGCAGAATCTGCTGGGCTCGAGCACTATTTATATGTAGGCCCATTGGATGGCATCACTCGAGGATTTTGTAGAGTCCTAGTTGGTAAAGCGTTCACCAAGGCGCAGGTGGATAAACTGCACAACTATCAAATAGAGCCCCCATTGACTCGAGGTGGCGGCTATAATTGTAGACACACATGGGCCCCTATCAGTGAGGAGCTCATTGAGAGCGCCAATATCACTAAAGGCACTGATGCTGATGTGAGAGAGGCCAACAGCAAGGCGAGGGGGGATAGATGAAGGCTACACAGAATCAGGATTATGCTCTTTATTGGGAGGCTCCTGAACCCCTCAATGCTGCCCCCACCATCAGCTACACCACCCCGAGCGGTGGCACTGGCTCTGCAACAATGACAGAGGTGAGGAGTGAGCGCAGCGTCACAGCTATTGGCAGTGATCGACGCACCCTCACCCTGACTGCAGGCGCTGCGAGCGTCTACCTGATTGGGCCAACTACAGGCCGAGCCTTTCTCATCACGGATGAGGATGGGGTGTTTAGTGTGACCGTCGATAGGCTTGACGGCACCACAGCAATTTTAGCTGATGTGCTGCCTCGAGGCCTCTCCCTCTCCTCGGCTGCCACCCTGCGATGGGCTGCATACATGCACACGATCCCCTCTGCAGATACAGCCACCAGAGGCAGCCTATCATGGCGCATCAGCTACACAGCCACAGCCACCCCTACCAATCGAGTGACCACTGTGCAGGGCACTGTGCAGATTGTGCGCAGGCCTTTCTCTACAGGGGTCACGCACAGTGACTTGGTGGCGCAAATGCCTCAGCTGGCTGATATGGTGCCGAGGCGGCAGCAAGATCTAGAGCCACAGGTGAGCGCAGCCCTCGAGGAGCTCGCACTGAGGGTGCGTGAGCATATCGGCCCAGAGCAGTCTGAGGATGATATCTTTAACCCAGAGGTGTTTAGGCCGGCTCATAGGTACATGGCAGCGCAGCTGGTCTATGAGATGGGGGCGCAGCTCGATATTTCCGAGCGCATGCAGCAGCGCGCAGAGGAGCTCCTCGAGCGCGCTCTCAAGCAGCTGACAATTGACACAGATGATGATGGCCTCATTGATGCAGATGAGATCGACCTGCGCCGGGCTGGTGGCAGCCCCTCTGATGTGCGCGGCATGTTTACTCTCCCCACCATCGAACCAACCCAGAGAGAGCGTGACCTAGCGCAGCGCTTTCCACGGTGGAGAGGGATGCAGCACTAATGCCCACAACAGTCAGATTCAGAAAAGTGAAGATTCCACACCTTTGGTCTAGGAATGACTCTGCGCAGACTGCTCTAGATACCATCGCTCTCATCAAGAGACGCATTTATCAGGGCATTGATGATGATGGTCGCAGATTCAAAGGCTACAGCACAAAGCCTATGTATGTGGCCAAGAAAGGCGCTCGCCTATCGCCCAAGGGGGGCAGGCCTAGTCGCACAGGTAAAAGCATATTTTATGAGAGCGGCTATCGCCAATATAAGCATGAATCCCGTAGGCGTGTGCAGGGGGGCAGCAATCAAACTGCAGAGGTAGACCTCACCCTCTCAGGAGCATTGGTCAACAATATTGTGCCCACTAGCGTGAAGCGTGAGGCCTACTCTATCGGCCTATCGCCTGCTGTTAGGCATTATGGCTACTATGTTGACGACAAAAGAGGCTTCATTGGCTTAACCAATCAAGAGGTCAACATCTTGAGCAATGCGATTGCTGCGCGCATTAGAAAGAAGCTGCGATGAGTCAGGGCATCAGTGCTGCATTTGATCTGCTGATAGAACGCATTGAGGCGCTCGCCAGCAAAACAGATAGCACCCAAAACTTTGTGTGCATTGATGCTGCTCGAGGGCAGGAGCTCCTCACAGATAGGCGAGTAAATACTCTGCGCCTATTTGAGCTGCGCATCACTACTCCACCTTTCGATGATGGACAAGCAGGCATTACCGGCCGCAAACGCCTCACGGCAGAGGTGCGCGTGCGCTATGATGTGCCTCGAGATGTGGGACTGCTTGAGCGCATGATGGGAGAGGATGCCGCGCAGATCATCAATGCGCTGCGTGACCCTGCTTATGATTTACCCAACACAGGCATCACCTCTCTCATCACAGGGGAGCCTAGCTCTTCGCCTGTGCTTGGGCAGGATGGCAACCCTATGGCTATTCTGCTGGCCATCCCCTTTGACCTACTTTATCAGGAGGCATTTTAATGGCTGTCACTCATCGATCCCTCTCCATTGCGGTGGAGTCTGTCTTTGGCTCTGTGGCCTCGGGCACTGGTGTGCCTAACCCTACCAGCCTGACCTATTACAGCATCCCCTGTGAGCGTGACCCAATCGTTGTGCCAGGAGAGCCACCAGTATCTGAGCGCAATGAGGGCCGAGATGGCCCCCATGGTTTACCTCCCGAGCTCGATACCACATCAGTCGGTGGCGCTCGGCAGCAGAGACGCACAGGCACCATCACAGTGCGCTGTGATTTTACAACGCTCGGCAACAGCGCTGCCAACTATGACGCTACTGCATTGGGCCTCCTCCTTGGGGCTGGCCTCGCTCGCACTATCCCTGCAGCAGCCTCTGACACTGTGACTGCTGCAGTCAGCAACAATAGATTCACGGCCACTTCATTGGCCTCTTTTAAGCTCGGTGGGCTCATTGGTATCGAGCTATCAGGCCGCGCAGAATATGCGCATGTGACCTCTCTTGATGCAGGGGGCCTCGGCACTGATATTGGCTACAGCCCCGAGCTATCTCGAGCACTCAATGCAACTGCCCCTGATGTGGTGCGCCTGCTCGAAACCTGGTATGTGCCTCGAGGCAACAACAGTGGCACCGTCAACAGCTCGGTGGCCTTTCGCATTGATGGCGTTGGGGTGCGCAGTTATGCAACAGGCTGCAAGCTAGAGTCTCTAAACATCACCATTGATGGCGGCCGCTTGATGGGAGAATTTACTTTCCAAGCTGCTCATATCTATGACGACCATGGCAATGCTAGTGGGCCTATTGAGCCAGCTACTCTCACCGGCAGCACTCCACATTTCCGCAATTGCTATCTGCGCCTCTCTGATGCTGCGAGCACTAGCCGCACCAATGTCTCAGGCACCAACGGTGATGAGCTCGGCAAGATTGACCTCTCCGTCAGCAGCTTTGATCTCACCCTGACCAATACGCTCACACCAATTGGGCAGAGCAGCTCTCTCATTGGTATGAGCGATATGGAAGTCTCTGATGTGGTGATTGAGTGCAATATCACTGTGGACAGCCCCAACACTGACATCAGCAATGATTTCAGAGATGGCGTTATCCGCTCTCTCCTGATTGGGTCAGGGCCGGTAGGCGCAGGGCAGGGCATGGCCCTCAACATCCCTGGCGCATATCTCACAGTTGACCCTCTCATCAGGCAGATTGATGGTGAGATTGTGCAGCAGCAGCTGACTTATTCTGCCTCAAGATTTGGAGGCGATAACGGCAGTTCTGATGCAGCCAACAGCCCATTCAGGCTCGCATTGGGGATCTAAGGAGATATTGTGTTCAATTTTGCGACTGATGCCACGCAGGAGATTGAGGTGGTTTCTATTGTTGATCCTGCAGTGCAGGCCAGCGAAGAAGCGAAAACCTCATATCTACAGAGCCGTGATGAGAGCGTGCTCGAGAGCACAGAGGGAGCTACTCGATTTGTGCTGCGAGCGCTCACGCCTCCACAGCGTGAAGCTGCAGAGGTGGCTGCTGGTGTCTATCGCAGAAGTGAGCTAGGTAGACAGCTGTGGATGCAGCAGCCTGATGAGCCCATAGAGCGCGCACGCTGGCAGCATGCTCTGCCAGAGGATGAGAGAGAGGCCCTCGGTTCCTATGAAGGCTACCTCTCAAGGGTCTATCGAGAGATGCTGCGCGCTGGCTTAGTGCGCATCATTGGCCATGATGGTGACCCTGTTGAGCTGCTCGATAAGGTGCGGCCAGAGCATCACAGACAGCTGCTCTTTCAGGAGCTGGTGGCCCACATTCAAAACCTCAGCACACTGCCTGCTGAGGGAAAATAGCAGCGGGGGCCAGCGTGTGGTTGGGGCATGCTGGCTCCCGAGCTTGGAGCTGCGAGCAATGCACAGCAAACCCTACCACTAGACGGCTGCGCGGCAATTGTGGTGGCTCATTCCTCGAGGGCCTAGCCTGGTCACAATCTGATGAGCAGGGCCGCTATGTGATGGGCTATCGAGTAGCACCTGATTGTGGTGATTGGGGTGAGCAGAAAATCAGAAGCTGCCCTGTGGCTGGGGCCAATAGGCTGGCCCCTCTGCTGGTGGCCTATCAGCGGCAGAGGGCTGGCGTGTGCTCATTGGGTGATCTATTCAATGCACCCACCTGTGCAGTGATTGACCTATTTGCAGAGCTGCATACACAGACAGAGCTATCTCACGCTAGAATGAGAGAGCGAGCAGCAGAGGAGGCTAGACATGGCGCAGGCCGGCACAGTTGAAATTCATGTTGAGCTTGATGGTGCAGGTAAGGCCGAGAAGAGCTTAAATGCGCTTGGTAAATCGGCTCAGACTGCAGCCAGTGGATTCTCACAAGTAGGGGATGCGCTGAGTGATTCATCAAACCGCATGGCCAGTACAGCCGGCCAAGTGTCTAGCGCAATCGGCTCTCTATCCACGGGGGTGGCTGGCTTAGCTTCTGCGTCTAAAGTTGCAGGTTTAGGCTTCACAGCAATGCTTGGCCCTCTCGTCACTGTGGGCACAGCGCTAGTAGGTGTGATTTATAGCGTCACCAAATACATCAACAGCACCAATAATCTAGAGGAGCGCCTACAGGCACTGCGCATGGGTGCCTCTGAATTCACTCAGACCCTTGAGCAGTTGGCAGATGCACAGGTGAAGCTATCTGAGGCCGAGCAGCTCGAGCTGTTACAGCTCTCTAAAAATGCTCAATCACAGACTGAATATGTGCAGCTGTTGCGTGAGGGTGAGGGTGTCTTCGGGAAAAGATTAGAAAGAGCTCAAAAGGCTACTGTATTGGCTCAAGAGGAGCTTGATCAGGCGCGTAAGGCAGCCGAGGCGCAAAGGGTCAATATCAGGCTAGGCCTCGAGCGCAATAAGCAGCTAAGCGCTACAGCGCGTGCGCATGCCGAGGAGCAAGCAGTATTGCGCCTGAGTTCAGAGGCTCGAAATAAGCTAGTGCAGGCGCAGCATGCAGAGGCCCAAATCGAAAGAGAGCTATTGCCCCTGATCAAGGAGGCCTCAGAAGCAAGGCGAGTCTTCACCAAGCGAGTCGATGAGCTCACTGAGGCTAGAGGCAGATCTGCGAGGGAGGCAGCAGAGAGAGAGCGCCTTAAGTTAATCCAAGAGACAGCCCAGCAGCTCAAAGCTCTAGGAGCCGTCCAGATAGCGGCAATCACAGAAGCTGATCAAGCTCGCATGGGCTCGATGAAGTTTCAACTGCAACAGCTTGAGATTCAACAGACCCAAAGAATTGCGCAGGTGAAGGCTTTAGAAGCTGCGCAAATTGAACGCATAAACAAGGTGGCCGCAATCGAGCGCGCTGCCCTAGTGCAGCAGGCAAGAGCTAATGAGGTCAGGTGGCGTGACCTGCCAGCCAAAGAGCTCGCCATTGATAAGCGAGTGGCTGAAGAGCAAGAGCGTCTAGCAGACTCAAGGGAGCTTGCAGAGACTCTCATCGTGCAGAGCGCTGTAGAGAGGCGCAAGGCAATCAGGAGAGCAGCCTATCAAGAGCGTCAAGCCAGAGAGGCCCAAATTAAGGCCCAAAGAGAGGCCAATGAAAGAGCAGAGATTCAGGAGGCCGCTAGGCTCGAAGAAGCGAAGATCAGGCTTTATCTAGATGGAGAGCAACAAAGAATTGCTTTGATTGAGCTGCGCCACAACACAGCGCAGGCATTGGCACAGACAGAGGCACAGCGTGAGATAGCCTCACTCACGCGACAGAGAGAGCTGCTTGATGTCGAAAGGCAAAGGGCACAGCAACAAGAGAGGATGCTGGCCACCATCGCGCAGCTCCTCGAGCGCAATACAAAGCTACAGGTAGATCTCAATCGAGAGATAGCCTTGATGACTGAATTTGATTTTGGCCCTCTGATTGACTCAATGGCGGCCTATGGAGAGGGCACACTCTACGCTGCAGTCAATGCAGCATTTGCAGGAGAGAGCATCAAGGCTGCTGTAGGAGAGGCACTGCGAGCGGTAGCCATCCAAGCAACGGTGCAAGGACTGATGGAGACTGCCAAGGGAGTCTCTGCTCTCTTCACAGGTGCCCCCTCAATTGGATTTTTCAAAGCGGCCGGCATGTATGCAACAGCGGCCGTCATCGCAGGCTCTGCAGGCGCTGCGCTCTCTGGTGGTGGTGGTGGTGCTCGAGCAGGAGGAGGTGGGGGAGCCTCGCCAAGTGGCGCAGCGCAGCGAGCTCCACAGCAGCCTAGAGAGCGAGATCAGGATAGAGCCCCCATCACCATCAATGTGAATATGGGCAACGCAACAATCTATGACACTCGAGCAGCAGCAGAGCGCGCATTTGCTGATAGGGTGGTGCGTGCGATCAACACACCCCGGCGTGGGGCTGTGCAATTGAGGAGAGCCAATGCCTAGCTTAGACAGCAGCCCAAATTTTGCACTGCTCACTGAATGTGATTTGCGTGATCTGAGTGGGGTGACCCTCTATCAGCGCAGCACCACCAACATCAGCATCACTATGGCTGATGTGGTCTATCTAGATATGATGGATTTTCTGCATGGCTACTCTGCTACTCAATCCATCACAGACACTCTTGAGTATGTCGCCACATTGGCCGGTTCTGCTACCGCAGGTAGTTGGTCGATTTATATCAACACAGATGACAAGGTGGTGTTCTCCAATACTGCGCTGGCCTTTACGCTGCAACATCGAAAGGGCACAGACTATTTAGGCGCTGGTGATGCTGTGCTCTCCTCCACATTGGTGGGGGCCAATCACACGATAGAGCTGCCCAATGATTGGCTTAGGGGCAATATCACTTTCAATAGTGCACTCAACACCTACAGAATCACCCCAAACACAGAGAGTGATTTTGATCTAGAGATTGATGGCGAGTATCAAGATTTGAGGGTGGCCCTGCGCAATCCAGGCACAGAGAATGACGCAGATGACGACAATGCCACCCTCTCCCTCTCGCATATAGACACCACCACCATGGGCCTCTCTGGCCTCAATTCTGTGAGGTGGCTGATTGATGCGGAGGGGCATGCTGTTGTGAGCTACCCAACAGCAGTCACCGATCTCAGTTGGTCGAGCACAAAGCTGCGCAATCTGCTGGGCTTCACAGGTGATGAGACTGCTACAGCATTGGGGGCCACCTCTGACTATCAGCGCCTGCGTGCATCATTCCCCTGCGCAATGGTGCTGCTGCCCACTCGGCCGGTTGAGCGCCATCAATTGAGCACTGACACCATGGCCACAGCTAGACGAAAACTAGGTGGGGGGCAGGTCAGCAACAGATTGGCCACATACACCACCAGCCGAGTGAGCTTCTATTTGGATGCTGCCGCAGACAGCAGAGATTTATATCAGCATTGG